ATTTCGTGCGCTAATTTAGCCTTTTGATCTTTGTCCTCTATTACCTTATCAAGAATATTGCTAACTGGATCAACAAGCTTGCCTAGTAAATCCATCATGTGCTTTCCTCCATCTTAATACTTGTTTTCTTTGTCTCAGCTTTTGCGCTATACGCATTGAAACCCATGAAAGCTGCGACCACACCAGAGGCTGCAATTACATACACACTTGCTATATCTGTTATCAAACTTGCTGCTTTGTCAAAGCCAAGAACAGAGGCAAGCAAAATTATAAACGGATATATCAACATACCCATTAGTGCAAAACCTGTGAAACGTCTTTCTGCATTGCGCTTGAGATCTCGGTCAACCATTTCAAGCCTGCGGTCCTCTAAAGCAAGTTTATTCCATTCATCTTTCTCTATAACACCGTTGTTATTTAAATCTGCTTTATCAAACTCTGTCACTTTTTTGACCTCGCGTATGCAATAGCAACTCTTTTATCTCGCGTGATTATAACAACAAATCCTTGTTTGTCATATATTATGTATCTGTTGCGCCTCTCAACTAAAATCACCTTTCTATTTTTATACAAACAACTTTAGAATTTTGGTTCGTAACAAGAACTTTAGCTTTTGATAAAGCAGACTTACAAGCTTCTTCACTAGAATAACTATCAACGTGATAATGATCAAACGTGCCACTAATTACCTGCAACCAAAGCAAGACCCACATTTACCACCTACCTTGCCACTTGCCTAAATAATAAAAGATAACAAACAAGATACCTCCACTCACTACAAATATTGTAGCTCCTATGGCGAAATTTATCATGGCATCTATTTGTTCTTGCTTTCGGTAAAGCTCTTGTTTTCTTTTTCGACGCATATCTGCTTCTATTTGCAAGACTTCTTTCCAAGCACTCGGCCCATAGTTCCAAGAGATATGATCTTTGATCTCTGCTCTCATTTGCTCCATTTTCTTTTTGTTTGCAAAGATTTCTAGAGCAGTTTCTTCATCCGATCCCTTAAATGTTTTTTTCCAAAACGGAGGGTTCTTTTCACGCTCCTCAATATTAGAAAAATCAGAGAAAGCTTTACCCCACTGAGACAAAGTTCCCGTCATATCTTGAAGATCCTTGCCCGTAGAAATAGCCGCTTTTAGCGTCTTATACGCCCCTGTCGCTAAAGCAACGCAAGATACTGGGTCCATCTAGGCACCTCGTTGCATCTTCTGACGCTGTACATCGATACGCTCACGATTGGTGTCGTTACGCTGATCGGCTATGTCTTCCATGCTTTCAATCCGAGCCGCATCTGTTGCTGCACGTTGTTGCATCTTCTGCATTTCCAAATCAATCTGAGCCGCGTCATCGAGTGCTTTACGCTGCATGTCTTGTTGTTTTACACCAAGTTCTTGCATACGGATCTGTACAAGCGGATCTTTCATTGGATCCTCTCCCTGTGGCGTAATCTTTGGCATAAGCTCGTTCATCAACTGCATCTCTTGTAGAGCCACTGCTTTTTCTAACTCCTCTGGATTCTGCATCTGCTGTTGAACTTCCATGATTTGCTGCTGCGCATCTTGTGGATTAATAGCACCAGACTGTGCCATAAGCTGAACCTGAGAGATAAGCCCCTGTATCTGAGTTATAACCATCTCACGAGCTTTCTTGGATATGTGTTCTTGAATGTGTCCCATCAATGTACCCATAACCTGCGGTGAAGTCATAACGATAGGTGTTTTCATAAACATAACATGTAGTTCGATATGTGCGTCATGATCCTGACCATCAAACGCCATCAACAACTCTCCCGTCAACGCACGAGCGTTTTCAATCAACGGATCTAATGGCTGTGGTTGTGGTGGTGGAGGCAATATCTCATCAATGTTTTGAACCTCCAGAGCTTGATACATACGACGGAAAGCTGCGTGAAGATTGTGGACCGTTGGATTAGACTGAGCCAACTGTAGCTGAGTCTGTGCTAATGTCACCCTTTGTGCCATCGAAAAGATATTCGGATCACTTACAGGAACTACATCTACACGACCATCAAAGTCAGAAGCCATGACCCTACGGTCTCCTCCTGCCACATCGTATGGATATTCTTGTGGTAGATTATCTCTAAATATCCTAGCCAGAATACGGAACTCTTTCTTCTGAGAATAATGCAGTCGCTTATGGATCGCAGACATAACTTTCATGCCTCGTTCCAATAGAGCCACTGTAGTGCCCACAGGAGCCTCCTGATTCATGTTTGACGTTTGTTGGTCTGCTAGTGCCACAAACCGTCTTCCGTTATCTATGAGGGATCCTAGAAGCTGTGCGAGGGTTCCTGATGGCTCTTTGTACGGAAGCGGTATAATCGCGTCCCTTATGTTGCCCCCAGGTGCATCAATGTCCCGCCACTCACCCGGCTGTAACGGCTCATCGTCATTGCGAACCCTTACGCCTCTGGCCTTGAATCCTGCCGGGAGGTTGGCAAGTGTACCCGCATCGATCAACTGTCGAAGGATACTCGTTGCCGCACGACCAAGACCACCAATCATGTGAATCAGACCAAAGCCGTAAAAGCCTAGACCTGGCATAAACTTGTAGTGAACAAAGTATTGTTGCTTTCTCGCTAAGTCTGCCCCCTCTTCAAAGTTACGACGAACACCAAGAACCCTCCCTGATCCCTCGTCAATCGTAACAATGTATGGCAGAGCTATCCCTGTTGGTTCCCCATCTGGAGCTATGTCCTCAAAGCCCTCAAGATCTAGATCTACGTGCATCTCCAATATAGTAAACACATCATCTGAGTAGCCTTTGGAAGTACCCTGTATTTCGTCTATCTTCTGTCGTACTTCGTTTTCATCATCATCGTTTTTAGTTAACTCTACATCCCTGTAGAATCCTGCAATCTGCATCTTACGAACTTCATTTGCATCCATACGAAGCACATGTGTAACTCGTGCAGCCGTTTGTAAATCAGAAGCTGCATAAGAAACCACAAGATCTTGTGAAGGAACAAACTTTGAAACAGGTCTTTGTTTCGCTTCGTCGAAATATACCTTCTTAAAACAAGATCCTGACAACGGTAAATAGAACAACAACTGATCCATGTCAGGATCAAACTCTTCCATGACTTCTGTAATCTGGTAGTTCATAAAATCTTTTACACGAGAAGCCTGTTCCTCACGGGCTGCATCCTGCAAACCAAGAACCTGTACCTGAACAGGGCCACCCGCAGGCAACATCTCTTTGTATGCTTGTGCCTGAAACTGGGTTACGCTTTCTGATATTAACGGGTGCGTGACCCCAGAAGCCCCTTCAAACGGTTGACTACGCTCTTCATACTTGACACCAAGTTGGTCCAGACCTTTTGTATAAGTCTCTTCCCACTCAGAACGGGACTCCAGATCATCTTCATAAGACGCCCGAAGATCCGACGAGATTTCTCCAAGATACGCTTCATCTAAAAACTCCGCTAAATTATCTGTGTGACTGGGTTCAGCTATAGCAGCTTCTTCCGCTGCGATTATATCCGCCAAGCTTTGCACTATCGCTCCGCCCTGTCCATCGCTTATAACTTCCGCCCCACCAGTAAAGTCTTGAGGCTGTGGCACAGATACATCAACAGACGTTTCGTCCGCTATCATATCTTCGGGTCTGATCCCTGAATCTACGAGTGGTGGTAATGCCATCAGTAATACTCCCTTCTAGGACGATATTCTTCTATTTCTTCGTTCTCACCGTGTAGGGAAATAAAACCACCCTGACGAAAACGCATTAATGCTAGTGTCATGCTATCACAAAAGTCATCATGATCGCCATTAGGAAATGACACTACCTCTTCAATTACTTCATCTGCAAACTTTTTATCGTTTGGTGCCCATACTACACCTGCTTCAAACAATGGCGCAACCATGTGCATTCTAGTTATTTTATCTTTTCCTTTGCCTGGAGAGAAGCCCAAAGCAGGTATTCCACGTA